CGTGGTTTCAGGTTCTTGAGCACCGCCGAGTAATGACTCGTCGGCACCGGTATCAGTTTCTACCTGTGTAGTTGCAGCAGCTTCATTAGCCATCAATATGCTCCTTAAGCATGAGTTCAAGTTCACCGGGTGTGACTTCTTGCAATTGGCTCATAAGCTCACAGCCCAAACTTCTTCTTCCCGCATTATACGCGTGTTTTGTTGGTTCAACGTCAAAGGTATTCGCAAAATACCCCGATCTAACTAGCAGACGCCGTATGAAGTTACGACCACTAACATTCCTCATTATAAACGAAAGCTCGACTTCTTCAATCTTTTCGGCATCGTTCTTGCCCGCCATTATAATAGCCCTGCCTTAGCACCAACATTTGTCAAGGCATTATCACCTTCCAGGTTAGCTTCGCTCGCGGTCTTAGCAATATCGGCAACTTGTTGACTAGCTGCTCCAAGTTGTTGCATTTGTTGTATTTGGTTCTCAGCCGCCTGAGCATCTTTGACTTCTTCATCGCTGCGGAGCAGACGCGGATTAACACCGACCGAATCCGCGTACTCATCGATCGCGTCAATGACATTGATTTTGTGACGTGCTTCCGGCCACAGTTGCGCAAGGTTTCCAGCAAACCCGGTAAGCCTTTCGATACCCGTAGTAGCTACCATTCTCTGTGCCTGTGCTAATAATGACACGTACTCGACATTAAGTTCTGTGTTCTGCAGTTCCCTCGGTGGAATCGGGAGCACGCCAGCGTCGTTCAAAATATTAAACGTGCGATCGATAAGCGGATCAAGAAGTTCAGAGTGCAAGCGCTCAAGTACTGGTCCCAACATAAGCAGTTTTTCTTCATGACGTTCAGCCACTTCACGTGCTGTTATCTCGCGGCGATCAGTTTGCGCGAGCATCAAGAAAAGGTCTTTGAAGAACGCAATATCAATGCGCTGCTCCACTTCTTTATTGATCGCGATCATTGCATTGAGATCTGGGCGCCAATTGCCATAAATCGAAGACAGTTGATCTGTCGGTGAGTCCGTTGCTACATGGTTTCCTACTCCAGCATTTTTGATTTTCTTTATCAGGGAAGATGGGCCTTGCAACTGCGGATTGGATACCTTATCCAGTGCTTGATATTTGCGCTTTTCACCGAGTTGAAGCGCTTTAATGTCACCGAGTGCAATCATGCCAGGGGAGTCAGTGGCATAGATATCTTCCCCGGTGATGTCCCAACGCGGAACCATGATAGGGAAATCATTGAAACCTGAGCGCTTCAGGAACTTATCTTCGCTTTGTCGACCCGACCCAAACTCATAATGAATTGAGCGGAATGCTTTGTCACTGGCTAACGGCGACAAGTTATCACGATCATCGTTCGGCTCGATCGCAATGATTACTGTTACCCAGGATTCCGTGTCGCCTTTCTTCCATTGATCTTGCACGGTTTGGCTGCAATTCTTCAAACCATACTCTTTGACGCATTGCCCAACGGTCTTATCGTGTTCCATGTAAAATGTGTCTATTCTTCCTGTTCCATCAGCACCTATCATATAGCTGCCAACTGTATAAGGTTTGCAACGGATCACATTCTGAAAATTATGAAAGACACCCATCGCCCCCGTGCCGAAGACTGCCAGCTCTCCGTATACCATGTGTAGGGAGTTGTAGGTATTCGAGCGACTGAATACACGGTACATCGTTGTTTGAACGTCGTGAAGCCATTGCTTGACAGCAGGGACTTCGTTGAGCTTGTCATCTGAAGCCCCAAGCTTGAACCACGGACGTGCGGGCGACGTGATACCACTCATCATGCCTGCTGCTAATGTTCTAGCTGCAATTCGAGCTGTATTGTTATATTGACGTGTATTGCGCCGATAGCCTTTATTACGATCCGTGGTAAGGAACCTGCCGCGATGTGAAAGTACATAATCAGAAAGATCCTGATATAACGGAATGAATGACGAGCGCTCACTGCGAAGCGCTTCCAATCTCTTATCAAATGTCTTTCTATTAATCATATCGCTTCCACAAATTCATAAGTTGATCCAACGTTAGCAGCTAACCCGGTCTCACGGTGCATCGTAAAAATAAATATGTCACCCGGTGTATGATAAATATCTGCCTTTCTTTCAAACGTTAGTGACTTATCAAATTCTTGATCCTGATCAACTCGTGTCCCGAATAACAACTCGGCTTTAGTAGTGTCGAATAAAATCGGAACGCCCACTAATGCAGTTCCATCAATATTAAGTGCATAACGGATGTACTCAAGATACCCATCACGGTAGTCGATCCAAAGTTGATCATTTAACGTTATCGCACTAGCATCTCGTGTCTTCCAGATACGGAATACACATCGCTGATCTCCATATGCAGTCGCCGCTAAGGCTTCTACATCATGCGTATTAATAAGCCCATTGTATGATAACTTGTTACGTACTACCAGGACCGGGATGTTGTACCCCGCTATCGCCACGCTTCCGGTGTTACTGTTAATCGATATAGATCCGTAATCCTGCCCGCCATCCGCGCCGCCTTCACTGGTAACATCGACGCACCCGCACTCGACCGTGACATCGGCTCCTTGGTTTATGCTTTCATAAGCTACCGGAAGCGCTGGATTGTGGATCGATAGTCCAGTGAGTGCGCCATGAAGATCCATAAAATGCACAAGTCGTTGATTGATAAAGAATTCATATCCACCAACGCCGCGCCACTGCATTTGAATGTCGAATGTGTTTCCTTTCTCCAGGTCAATGGTACTTGGTATGGTTATCGCTTCTTCTGTGTCCACGGTTCCGCCGCCGCTGGTCGTAGTTCGGCGCACGGCATAAAGTGTGCCGCTGCGAAGCCTGAACATCGCGCCCGATTCATCAGTGAAAATGCCAAAAGAGCGCTCACCTGCTTCAGTTTTACTGGGTAAAAAAATAGATGATGAGTAGAGATGCCCACGGTTAGACTGATACTGAGGATGCCGAAAACTGCTCAGATTAACTTTATCATTCAGCGTGCCGTTGCTGACTAACGCGAGTTTTCCATCGCTTGAGGTGGCATAAGTAAAGACGGTTTGCTCTACACCGTTTATAGATTCTTTCCACTTACTGCTCGGAACTGAGTCTGTAAATAGCCCACGGAAAAGTGAGAGATCCTGTACCGCCTTCAGACGGTCCCACGCATCATATGCCAGGGGCACTGCGCGTGGTCCCGGTACATCATCAGTGACAATAAGAGATGAGTTCGACGTAGTGGGGAGCGCCCAAATATCCGTCATAACATTGTCCAGCTTCAAAACGGGATCATCGCCCCCGATTGTATGGAACACCGAGTTGCTTTTTGCCGGTTTGGTATTACTGAATGCAATCTTCACATCGTCCCGTAACGCCTGGATGAGTAGAGGGTTATCACTATTATTTATCTTGACATACTGCGTCAGATCGAGATTTACTGAGGCAGTTGGCATGTTTATTGTCCTAGCAACGTTTTCTGCTCAGTATTGACATTGCCGGTTACGCCCTGCCCGCCGGTCAGCAGTGTAGCACCTGCCGCACGTTGCCGCTGCAGAATGTCTTTCCCTTTCTCACGGCTGATCATTGGAGCCACAGGTGCCTCAGGTAATTTCGGCGGTATCACGGGTGCAGGGGAGCTTCCACCTAAGCACATAATCATTCTCCTTATATACTGTCGAGCGGATCGTAATCACCGCCCTGATCAAGCGCATCACGCGCCCACGGTGCCGCATCGTCAGTGCCACGCGGCGTGTCTAATTTTGGCACAGGCTGTGCAAAAGTTAAATATAGCGCATCCGCCCAGTCAGGTGAATGCAGTATACGTTTTTTAACATCTTCTTTACTCTCTATGATCAGTCTATCGCGCCTATCATGCCCATATTCCCTATCAGTAAGTTCTTGATCAAGCAGCGGGTCATCCATGATAGCACCTCCTTCCATGAGCCACTGCCGACAGCGATATCCCATCTCTGTGACTTTGTTATTGTACTTCGTGTCTTCATCAGCGTTAGCGCCGAAGTGAACATCAATCACATGATACCCGAGCTGTCGTAACCTATCGCCAACTGGGCCGCCGATGCCAGTCGCGTCGATAAATGACACATTAGGCTTGTGTGTGTCGAGTAATAAGGTGAGTTTGCTTACTAGTACCATTGAATCACGGACTTTTTCACCCGGTATCCTGTAGGCGCCGTCACTGCGAGCGTCCTTGCCGCGTCTAAAAACAATCATGCAGTTATCCGCGCCACCGCGGGCAACGTCAATGCCACAAATAAGCGGATCATCGCCGAGGTATTGTGGTGTGCATTTACGCGCATTCTCTACCGCGTCACCGGGGATAAACTGACAGTCGCCAGCACGGGGAAACTCGCCCTTAACACGGACGCGAAAAAAATCAGAATCCTCACCCCACGTGTCACCCCACTCCTTGATTAGCCTCTTGTTGGTCATTTTGGCCGTGCGGCTGTCAATCTGTCTGCATGCCCACAAGTGACGCTGGTTAAAGCATAGTCGAAAGCGTCCGGTGTTACGTGTTGGGTTGCCGAACGCAAAAAACATCGGCTCCCCGTCAGTTAACCCGCCCTCTGCTACTTCCCATATCTTATCAGGTACAGCGCTTGCTTCATCGAATAGGTAGAACGGGGTAGAGTTAGCCGCGTGCAGACCTGCAAACGACTCGCTATTTTCCTCGCGGCATGTTTGCGCATCCACACGCCAGGACTCGGGCCATGATTTGTGATGCATGGACATGCTACCCTTGCCGCTGTTCAGCTCAAACCAGTGACCTACTAAGCAACGAGCTTTCCATTTAGCAAGCTCAGACCATGTTTTAGTGCGTAACTGCTCACCGGTGTTCGCTGTCACCACACCTTTAGCTTGTGGACGTGTCGACATGATAAACAGAATAACCCAAGCTGTGAGTGCTGATTTGCCTATGCCATGCCCGCTCGCAGTTGCCATGCGTACCGGGTCAACCGGGTCAACGCCATTAAATCGATTGTTACGCAGTCTCTCACCGAGGGAGATTAGCCAGTCGCGCTGCCAATCGTCCGGCCCTTCAAACCCTTCTAGGTCGTCATGGCCCCAGTCAAACGCCCACATGACCCAGTCATACGGGTTATAGTGAAAGCTTGAGCATTCATCCGCGAGCTGTAGTTCAATCGGGTCTTCATTGCTGGCATGTTTCACCGCATCAGCTAGCGGGTGCTGCACTGGTAATGGTGGATCAATGAAGGAGGGGACTTGATTAAACACGGCGAACTATTTCCTCGGTTAAATGTGCTATGAGGTACGCTTGCAACTCAGTATTCTCTATATCTACAGGGATGCCTAAGTCTTTCATAAGAAAATGCACTGCGTGCGTGCATTCATGCACGATAACATTGATATCGGTATCATGTGAGTAAATTAGTATGGTGGAGGTCTCATGCTTGGATATGTTCCAGCAGTAGCCCGCGTTAAGGGACATCCGCTTTTTAACGTTAGCAGGTAACTTATACTTTTTGAATACTTTATCAAGATCCTTTAATCCAATAGCGACAATCACGCGCCAATGGAATACGGGAATGTTGATAGATATCACTTGAAGTCCGGCTCGCCCTCTCCTTGGCGTTCTTGTTGCATGCGCTTACGTGCGCGTAGCAGTCTTTCCTTGATCAGTTCATCACTCGCAATCTCCACCCGTTCGGCTGCGAACGCGTCAACCATTGCATGCTTGGCTACCAGATTCAATGCCGTATTGCTAGCGCTAATATTGCCCTGCTGGCGTGCAATCATATGGTTGTCCACTGCTTCCATGAGTACCCATTCAGCATCAATGTGACTTGAGTCTAGGCGGTAGGTCAGGATCAACTCAAGCGCGGCTTGTATGTCTTCACAATCGCGCAGAGTGTAACCGTAGTCTGGCGCAAACCCTGAGACAGCCGCAGCCCTGCGGGCGTCGAAGTCTTTCGAGTACTCAATCACAAAATTGATTCTCTTAGGATCGACAAGCCCGCATGCACGCAGGTCTTCAGGTAGTATGCGTCTCACAGTCATGCGGTGAGTTTATCAGATAAAAGAGGGAATTTCACCAGGCCACCTGTGATTTAGTTGCTTAGCGGCCAGCCGCCACTGTCTATCAGCTTCTTGATACAGTTCTACTTCGCTAAGGTCTTGATATAGTTCAGCATTTCTCAATATCCAAATAGTTCTATTCGTAGTTCTGTGCTTCACTTCATCTTGATCATAGCGCGACGTATAGGCACGTGTGCGCCTATTCACATAGTCGAGCTTACGCATATGCATCCCCATTGATCGATGCTTCCGCTTTTGTATGTCGGCCTTGTCGTATCCATTGTACTGAAAGTACGCGTGATCACTGTATACAATGCCGAGCACGAGGCAAAGCTGATCACTGTAGATCATGTCCGCTTCAAGGAATGGATGCAGCTTGCCTTCAATCGCTTCATAGATCAATGTGTCGATGTTATTCCGGCGTTTGGTTCGACAGATTTTCTCTTTATCTGCATCAATGCCGCGTTCTTCAAGCCTACTTGCATCAAGGTCTAGCTTGTCCACTATTTCACCGAGTACGCCGCCACACGCCTCTTCACCGAGTCCAGCCCGCCGCGCAAGCTCCCGCACTACCACAGTTAATTCTCTTGTGTTCATGATAATTAGTCTCCGAATTGTTCACCGAAAAATATGATCATACAGCAGTCTGCAGAATGTCTCAATTCATGCGTAGTATGACCTATAATCACCTTCTCAATTATTATCGGCATTTTCACCGACGTGCGCACGGAGAATCCTAGTAATTTTTTTTTTTTGATTATTGATCATATTGGTCATACTACGCATAGCAGCATGGGAGACAAAACACACTGATTCAGTGACTTACAAGGGCAAAAATCCCGATTACTCGCACTGTACAACATGACCCCTCACCCAAATCCCGACATACTAGGCATATAATTCGTCTAGATATGTTTTAAATCAATAACTTACACACTGCACCTAACGTCATCGTTCTCAATTATCATGCGCAGTGATCATGCACAATATGACGCGCCAATTATCACGCTATTTTTGACTCATTTCATCACGTGATCACTACGCAAGCACTACGCTGTAGCGTAGTATGACAGAATCGCAAAAATAATTCACAAAAAGTGTTGTACATTGTTAAACAGTGTGCTAGGCTACACACATGAACACACGAGATAGGAGCGAAAGCGCATGACACCCGTAGCCATAATTGAAGTCTATTTCTGTATCAGCGTGCTTGCGCTGGTAATCACTAAATCATAGGAGGCACACGCCATGAAATACGCAATTGCAAAAAACGGCCAGTACTTGGTCAGCCCTTTTCACCCGTACCCATTCGCCAGCACCCACCCGGTGAAAGGCGCTGTCATTTTCTACGATAGCATTCTAGTGGCTCAATCAGTCGCTTACATCCTAGGCGCACACGTTCAGCCAGTGGATGAACAACAAGCGGGGTTTGTGTCATGACCCTACTCATTCTGGCATGCTGCACACTCGCAGGCATTCACATTGCCCGCGCACTTAAAGTCATATAGGAGTACTCACAATGCTAAAACACTATGATCGAATTTATATAGCGGCCCACTGGGTGGGCATGTTGGAGTATGGCGACAGCTCCGCACTGACAGACGTTGAGTATGAGCAATTCAATGGTTGGCTGAATCGCACAATCCCGCCCCGCTCCAGCTTTCAGTATGGTGAAGACTCAGAATTTTGCCGCGATGATGTATCAGGACTGCT